ATTATGATACGGCCGGAGTAGAGTATATTTTTCCTCCTGCAAGTTACGAAACGGATATAGCAAACTATATCGGCAGGGGAGGGCTTGCCTATGGTATAAGCTGGCCCACGATAGAACTCCGGCCTATGAAGAATGTAGCTATCCAGTTTACAGCCGGATACGGTGTTTTGGCAACAAGCGTTCCAGAGAAAGCACGGCTGGCAATCAAACTCTTGACCGGGGATATGTACGAGAATCGAGAGGCAACTGATATCAAGAGACACGAAGAAGTGATGTTCGGAGTTCACACACTCCTCGGCCTGGAAGGATTGACATTAACATGAGAGCGGGCGCATTAAAATACTATGTCACATTTGAAAGGCCAACCAAGCGCACGGTAGGGGCTCACGGTGGAAGGACTAAAGCCTGGGAGACCCATGCGAGTGCATGGGCATCGATGGAGCCGTTATCGGCACGGGAATATATCGAGACTCATCAATTAGAATCAGAAGTCTCTATTCGGTTTATCATACGATATCGACCCGATTTGAATACACACATGAGAATCAAATATGGTACACGATATTTCAAGATCGTCGGGCGGCTCAATGCAAAGGCACAGAATAGATATTTAGAGATCATGGCACTGGAAACAGAGGATTTCGAGTAATGGTATCGATAAGTATTCGGTTAGAACCAGATATAATTGACAAGCTAAATACGCTGGGGCCCTATTTGCGTGAGGCACTCGCCAATGCACTTGCAAGTTCAGTACGAGTCGTCAAAAAAGAAACTATCCCGAAGGTGCGGGTATTATCGGGGAAAACGCGAGATAGTTATTACTACAGCGTTGATAAAGCAAAACAAGAGGCTTATGTATTCTCTGATTGGTTTATATCGCGGTTCCTTGAATACGGCACAATAAGAATGAGGGCCTTTCCTGCATTGAGACCTGCGCTTGAGGCGTGTCGGAAACCCATTGAGCAATTCTTTATTCTCGAAATTGACAAAGCTATTGACAAGGCGGCGAGGGCATAATGGCAATACGCGAATTGATTCTAAATGATATCGAGACTTCACTTGTAGCCATTACGGTTGCGGGGGGATTCAATAACAATATTAGCATTGTGACTCGCGAAAGCGAGAATATCGAACACTACGAGATCGCCGATTACCCACTTGCGATAATCTCATGGAGCGACGAGGTCAAAGAGGGAGAAGACATCGGGTATGATTGCGTCGATGCATTTCTTACGGTTAATATCCGGGGCGGGGTGTATGCAACAACGGCGATCGAGACGGCGCTCAATCTGTTTCTCGACGATATTGAAAAGGCGCTTGCAACCGACCCCGAACGAAGTGGAACCGCAGACCTGACAGCCCCCATATCGATTACCGTTTATCAGGACAATCCCCGGGAGCACACACTAATCTTCGATTTTACCTTTTTAGTTAAATACGCATACGCGAGGGCGAATCCATAATGGCAGAGATTAATCTAGTAAAAAGATATGATTTATCTAAGGTGCCGATGGCTGTTCTCAAGAATCTCACGACTTTGGTCAAAGACGAAAAAGAGCGGAAAGTAATTCGCGGGGCTATCGGCCAGAAGCACCAAGCGCACGCAAGCCGGATGGTAGCGGCGAAAAAGAAACGTAGCAATCGCAATCATAAGAAACAAGGAGTTTTATCATGCCATACGTAAAGCCATTAAAACCGTTTGAGTCCAAGTTTTCTCATGCTATCGCACGGCGCGATACACTCGGGGAAACCATGTGGTTAAATCCACAAGATTATGAGGAACTATCGGAACGCGAAGGCGGGCCATATTTTATTAACATAGATTCTCAGATCCAAGAAGGTGGGATACAGAAGGGGGGCAATACTGGATCGCCCGTTAATCCGCCCCCTATACATTTAAGACCCAAAACCCCACCGCCAAAATATAAAAAGAATAAGGAGGCAAAATAAATGCCACTAGGAGTAGGAGCAATAGGAAAAGCCGGAATCATCAAAGAAGGGGCGGGGTATGGCGTTGCCGTTGGCGCAGTTGATCAATTCCTTGAGATTCGGGCCGAAGACAGTCTCAAAAATGAGATAGAGAAGATCCCCGGAGATTATCTTATCGGGGCCCCGACCCTGCACAAGTTTTATCATGGCGTACAGAATCCGAAGGGTATCATCCCCGTCGTTGTCAATCCCGACAATATCGGGCTCTTGCTATATATGGCGCTGGGAGTAGAGGGAAACGCAACACAAGTTAATGTTGTCAATCCCGAGATTACAGAGATCACCTGCGGGGCTGACGTTGCTGGAAGTTTGAGCGGTGACTATATCTTGTTTGATGCTCCCGCTCTGCCATTTTATGCCTGGTTCGATATCGATGACATGGGATCAATCGATCCCGCATTGGTGGGTAGGACCGGAATTCCGGTTGGAATGCCCGCGGGTACTCTCGTTAATGATGTCGCCATAGCACTAGCAGCCGCAATTAATGCGAATGCTAACTTCGGGGCTGGGGCGGTTGCTGCGGTCGTAACAATTACCAATGCCGCCAATGGAGCCGTTACCGATGCAACGGAAGGTACTACGGGATGGGCGGCCCCTACCGTTACACAGCAAGGATCGGGCGGGCTTGCTTATACCCATATTTTTACTCCCGCTGATGCGGCGACCGATTTGGGAAGTTTCGTATATCATATTGACCGCCATATTGAGAACTTTAAATATACGGGCTGTATGGTCAACAATTTCTCACTCAAGGCCACAAAGGGGTCGGTGGTATTTGCTGATTTTGATATCCTCGCAAAAGCAGAAGACGATGCTGCCGGAGCTTTCCCCGGAGGCGTTGACCCAAGCGCCAGGAATCCATATGTGTTCCATATGGGATCAATGAGCCTTGATGGCGCCGTAACCTATGTCAAGAGTTTTGATTTTACGCATAGTTGGAATCTCGATGAAGAGGGCGGATTCGTCCTCAACGGCTCTGATACAAGACATCATTGCTACAAAACGATTGAGACTCTTACGGGCTCGATGGAGCTCGAATGGACAGCGGCCTCAGATGCTATGCGGGATGCGTTTCTTGATAATACCCAAGTGGCGCTGATATTGACTTTCACTTCTCATGAACTCATCGAGGCCGGGCAAGCCTACACGCTGACAATCGAAATCCCAAAGATAAATATCCTCGGCGATCCCCCGGTACTCTCAAGCAGGGACCGGACATCCTTCACGGTCAATTTTGAAGCAAGTTACGATGCAACCAATTTCATCAAGATAACGCACAAGGATGCTAAAAACGCAAAGTGGAGCGTATAACATGAAGATCAATGTAAAGAGTTTACGCGAGACGCGCACTACCAAAGAAGTAGACATTACCCCCTTTCTGTCGGAAGAGATTGCGAAGCAGGCCGGGGGTAAAATGATTATCGAGATTCGGAGCCTCACCACGAAAGAGCGTGATGATAACATGGGGGTACTTTCGAAATATACAGAGTTCGACAAGGACACAGCAGCAAGTCATTTCAATGATCCCGAATGGGTACATGAAAGCCGTATCCAGTTACTTCTCGTTGCCGTGAATTCAAAACGAGAGGATTTTCCATTCGAGACATGGGATCGTAAAACAATCGATGAGATTGATGAGACCTGCCCCGACCTTTTAATCTTTTTGGGCGATGAGTTGGAGACATTAAACCGCCCTTTACCGCCCAAGAAATAGATGAAATCCAGCGCGTAGCAGATACCCGGTGTATGGGAGTTGAACCGGGAAGCGCAGAACTCAACTGGTATTTCCAGAAATGGGATAGGTATATACAAACATTCGATAGTATCCGCGATGAAAATGGTAACTACCGACACCTGCCCGATACTGGCGGTTATAATGATCAAAACGCAACCGTGATGGATATCCTGGCAGTTATAAAATCGATTTATAAAAAGCACCTCAAACAGAAGGCAAACAATAATGGCAAAACATGATATGGAAGCGCGGGTCAAGATTGCCTCGAAAGACTTAACTGGCCCAGGTATCAAGAGTGCAACGGCAAAACTTCAGGGACTTGGGAAAACCCTATCTTCTGTCGGGAAGAAAATGTCTCTCTTTGTCACAGCCCCCCTTGCAATCCTCGGGGGCGTTGCACTCAAGACGGCTGCCGATTTTGAGAAGCAACAAGTCGCATTCGAGACCATGCTCGGAAGTGCGGAAAAGGCCAAGATACTTTTAAAAGATATCATTGATTTTTCAGCAAAGACACCGTTTCAACTCCCCGGACTACAGACCGCAGCATCTCGCCTGCTTGGTTTCGGTATCGAGGCCGACAAGGTTGTGCAGACATTGCGGAATCTTGGTAATGCTGCAATGGGTGATCAGGATAGACTTGATAGATTAACTCTCGCATTCGGTAAACTCAAAGCAAAAGGAAAGGCGACTCTCGAAGAGCTCAATATGTTCCTTGAAGCGGGCGTCCCGATTCTGGATGAGTTGTCGTCCATGTATGACACTACAACCCAAGAAATGTTTAAAATGATTTCTGAGGGGAAAATCGGATTTACGGATGTCAATCAGGCTCTTATAAACCTTACAACGGGAACCGGCAAATATGCCGGAATGGTAGAAGAACAGGCTAAAACATTGAGCGGTCTATTGTCGACCCTAAAGGATAATTTTAGTTTGCTCGGTATGGAGATCATGCAAACCGTCATGCCACAGATCAAGGCCTTTTCTGAAAAGCTACTCGGATTAGTTCAGCGATTGAGAGAGATGGATCCCCGAACAAAGAAAATTATTCTTTTAGTGGCAACATTAGCAGCCGCATTGGGCCCGCTACTTATTGTAGTAGGATCGGCGATTAGACTAATGGCTGTACTTAGAACGGCCTTTATCGCATTGAATGCGGTGATGGTTGCAAATCCGATCCTCGCAATAGTGACGGCTGTTGCCTTGCTCGTTACAGCGGGAATTATTTTATATAGAAATTGGGACAAGGTTTGTGGTTTTCTAAAGTTATTATGGGAGGATTTAAAAAAAGTCGGAGTGATTGTATTTGAATCTCTAAGATTAGCTGTATTGACTTATGTCAAAGGGTATTTAATAGCCATTACGGCCGTCGGTAGGGTTCTGGGGAAGGTATTCGGATTTGAAGTCAAAAAACTTGAGGGGGCATTGGCGGCAGTTAATCGGGAGCTTGCAAATAGCGTTGCCAAAATCAAAGAGACTGCAGCGGGTACTTGGTCTCTTGCGGACAGGATTAAAGAATTAAGAAAAGATGAGGATGAACTTGCGAAAGCACAGGCAGATGCAAACGCCGCTCTCGCGGGATTATCCGGACCCGCCCGGGAGAACAAGAAGGCTCTGGACGATCTTACCGAGGCTGAGGAGGAACTTCTGCACAATATAAATCATACGAGCGAAAGGCTACACGCTGCTGATAATGCAATGTGGGAAGCGTCTCAATCAACGGATAAATATGCCAATGCCATGCAGCGTCTTGAAGATAGGGCGAGATTGTTACAGCAACCCCTGGCGGAAATAACGAACCAGACTGAATTAATGCAGGAGGCGGCTCTCGAAGCGGCCAATGTTATGGAGGGTCAATGGGCGAGGTCGTGGGAGATCATGGGAGACAGTGCTATGTCGGCAGCCGAAAAGATCAAGCAGGTAATCGGGGGGCTACTGGCCGATATGATGCGGATGATTGGTAAAAAACTATTGGTTCTGGCAATGGAGGCGTTTGTTCCCGGATGGACATTCAACCCGGCTGCAGGGGTCGGATATCTCGCGGCGAGTGCGGCGGCCTATGCCGCAGCGGGGTTTATACAATCACTCGGGCAAGGTGGTATCGTTACACGGCCTACACTCGCTCTCGTCGGAGAGAGTGGCCCGGAGGCAGTGATCCCTCTGGGTAAAGGTGGCGGAATCGGTACGACTATCAATGTCCATGTCTATGGCAGCGTGCAAACAGAGAAGGACCTCGCGCAGACAATAGCGAGAGAGATCGGTCGACAGGGGTACTCGGTAACATGAGCTTATTGCACATATCGAATAACTTTAAAACTTACCTCGAAGAGCCTACCGGTGATAAGAAGTATCTTGCTTATATTGATTTCCGACAACAGCTTTATCCTCCACAGACCGGACACGGTTTGACCTTTCATGCCTTCCCCGACAATAAGATCGACCGGGGGCATTGTGAGGCTACTACCGAGCCGATGGCGAATGATGAAACAGTCGCCGTCAAAGTAAGTGCACTATGGGTACGATCTTCAGCACAGCATTATCGGGGTAATTACTCCTGGCTTATGACGAAGACCTCCGCGAGTGGTGCCGGTGATGCTTTCGTTTTTCTGGTCGATAGTACGGGCATAGCAGACCTTCACGGATTCGAAGCCGGCAAGAAATATCGATATAGTCTCAAGGTGCGGGCCTCGGATCATGTAAATTACCGATTTCAGGTATACGAATATTCCGGGGGGGCATGGCATGAAATTGTAAGTGATGCGCTCACGGCTTCAGGCGCATGGGAAGAGATCGGTGGAACATTCGAGCTTGAAACCAATACAACGGGCATTGCTATCCGGCATTATATAGCGAGTGCGGCGAATATTGCTGAGACCGTATATGTCGACGAGATCAAGGTCGATGAAGAGAATCAGACCGGTTCTCATGTCGGATATTTCGGCAGCCTCGCAGGTGATCCCAACCCACAATATTGTTTAAAACTCCCCGATTACTTTACCTTCTGGATTCGATGCAAGCCGTATTTCCCTTATGATACAGCCGATACACAAACTTTGTTTAGTTGGTATATCTCGGCGACGATCAAATTGTATCTGGCTTATGCTCCGACTTCAGATAAGTTTTACCTTATGTGGGAGGATGGCGGGGGTAACGTGGGATTAAGCAGCCAGACATATGACGATGGCTCGGCACACAGCGATTTAAACCAATGGATTGACATAGTCGGTGTTGTTGATCTTCGCGTGGGGGGACGGATAACGGGTTCGTCACTCTGGACGGATTGGGTCAGGCGTGCTGATACGTGGAGTGGGAATCATAATCTAAAGACGAGCAATTTTCCGTTACTCAATATTGGACATTATCATTCGGGTTATGAATGGAACGGTGAGATCGCCTTCTTTAAAATGTGGCCGAATACGATTGTATCCGATGCCGATATCGGTACATACTTCCGTACCGTTAAAGACGAGGAGATATATTTCCCCCTCAACGGTCACGGGGTCGGACATACACGATGCAATGTATCCGATAAAGTTTTGAACATGAATCTCGAGCTCACGAAGAAATCGAGAGCCGATGCATGGATTGCGAATCAAGGCGGGCTTATTCTCAATAATCATGACGGTATATTTTCAGACGATCAGTACGCCGCCTTCGACGCAAGCCTCGAGCAATACAACGGGACTGCAGTACAATCATATATGCAACAGAGATGCGGGATTGAAATCGAAGCATTATATCCGGCCGAAGTTGCGATTGATCCTCTCTTTACCGGGCGTATAGATGACAGGGGGTTTGCTCGTCAAACGGGCCAGGAGAAATCCCGTGTCAATCTCGGTTTCACCGATATCATCGACGAGCTTCAGAATGTCGGGATTGAAAAATCGGTCTATTACGAAAATTATAAGTTCTGCGATCCCTCCAATGAGGCACAATCACTCATACATCTATTTGCACGACTGGCGACGGCTCCGAAAGTATTTAACTATGCAAGTAACTCAAGCTTTGATAACGCTGTGATCGGGAACAGTTGGGCGGAAACGGACCTGTCGACTTGGACAAGAGAAGCTACCGGATTATTTGGGACACATTACGGTCAAATGGCTTATGACACTGTCGCTGGTGGTACTCAGGATATTTATCAAACCATCATGTTCGACGAGGAAACGAAGTTAAATGTCGGAGAGAAATGGACCTTCTCGATCTACCTGAGAAGTGCCGTAGCCCGCACTAATAAAATCAGTCTTGACGAATGTGATGCTGGCGGGATGAATGATAGTACCGAGGCAACTTATACGCTTTTGGGTGGTGAGTGGTGGGTGAGATTTGACGTTACCCACGAAATAACCGACCCGGATTCGGATCGGCTGATTATACATGTCGAGATGGACTAACGAAATGGTTAAACAACAGTTGACAGAGCATAAGATACGGAGGCTCGGAAACGTTAAGGCTAATATTGCCATTGGCGGGAAAGAAGCCGGAAGATTCATCCCCAATGTCAATATATCTTATGAATGTCAGTCTGAAGACATATATCAGAAAGAACATTATTTTCTTAATGTCAATGCAAAAAATGTTATCACAACTACCGAGAAGGCAGATTTAAAAGACGATAAACTCATATTAACACTTCCGACTGAAACACATACATGGAAACCGAGTGGGGAAAATCTGCTGTGGGACATAATGTTTCCGAATCGCCCCCCCGCGAATCAATGGGAATGGGAGATTCAATATTCCCCAGATATTCATTTTTCGTATCAGGATACTTTAGAAAATGATTTTAACAATTACGGTGGTGAAGGATGTAAAACCCTTAGCGAATATTTAGACAAATTTCATCGACCTGACAATGTGGTTGGGGCTTATTGTTTTTCGGGTAATAAAAGGAATAAAATAAAAGACCAGATAGGGCGTGTAATTGCAAACTATTCTACTGGTCAGCTGGGCATTATATACGCCCCTTATTTTATTGATGCTGGCGGGAAAAAAGCCAAAGGAACACTATTTATTGAAGGTAATATTTTACGGATTAGTTGTGATAAGACTTGGCTCGATAATGCTGTTTATCCGGTAACACTTGACCCCACATTCGGATATACGAGTGTGGGGGCTAGCAATTACAGTGGTGGTGCTAATTATATCCATGGTTCTGAGGGGACGACTGCTGATGGCGATGGTACATTGGATTATATTTATTGCGCGTCAGTGGGATGGGATGCTGGTGAATTAGCCAAGATGGCAGTTTATCTTTCCGATGGTCTCTCGCTGGTTGCAAATAGTGGCACTAATGAAATAACAGGTGCACAAACCGCCGAAACATTTATACAATTCACGCCTTTAGGCGCGGCTGCTATAACAGATGCTACGGATTATTTGAATCTAGTCTGGTGGGATAGTGCCGTAGGCCTTTGTTATACCTCTGAAACTTGCGTACGTTTTTATGGGTCGAGTTCATATAACGGATGGCCAAACCCGGTAACTGGAACCTATGGTAGTTCGAGCTATCATTATTCAACTTACGGTGAATATACAGTGGGGGGCGGCAGTCCTTCCGCCAGCCCCAGTTTGAGCGAATCCGCCAGCCCCAGTTTGAGCGAATCCGCCAGCCCCAGTTTGAGCGAATCCGCCAGCCCCAGTTTATCCGAATCCGCCAGCGAGA